GAAACAGTAGAAGAAACTACTGAAGAATCTAAAGACGAAGAAGCCAACGAAGGCGAAGAAGTACAAATCGAAGACGAAAAAACTGAAGAAGAAACCATTGAAGAAGTTGGTGGTGATGCTACAGATGAACTAGTTAAAGATATCGCCGCAGACGAACAAGGTGATGCTGAAACAGCCGCAGACGACATGGGACAAGACATGGAAGTTGGTGCTGAAGAAGGCGACACTGAAGAGAGAGTGGCTGATTTAGAAGATGCTTTAGATGAATTAAAAGCAGAATTTGAAAAAATGATGTCAGGCAAAATGGGCGACGAAGAAGGTTCTGAAGAAGAAAAAGAAGAAGAATCTGTTGCACCAGTTGCTGATCCTAATGCTGAGTTATCAATGGAAGCAAAACATGACGACAAGAAAAAAGAAAAAATGGATGAATACAAAATCCAGAAGTCGGCTGATAACAAAGACCATGCAGATAACAAAAAATCACCAGTAGCCAACAAAAATGATATGGGTGGAACAACTGCTAACATCGCAAAAGGCGGTGAAGAAAAAGGCAGACCTGCTCCAACTGCACAAAAAATGGCAGGTGATTTTGAGAACACAGGCGGTAAAGACAAGTCAACTTCTTTCAAAAAAGAAGTAAAGGCTAATACTGCCGACGGTTCAGACAAATCAGCAAAATCTCCAGTAGCGAAAGCGTAACTGAAGATTTTATAGGAGAGTCAGATGTCATCACTATATCTTAGAGAACATTTAACCTACGATCAGGCCAGAGTACAGGTTTTGCACGAAGGCAAAGACGGCAAGGATTTGTACATGAAAGGTATCTGTATTCAGGGAGGCATTAAAAATGCTAATCAGAGAGTGTATCCTGTTAATGAAATACAAAAAGCAGTTAAAACACTTAATGACCAGATCTCGTCAGGTTATTCTGTGCTAGGTGAAGTGGATCATCCAGACGATTTAAAAATTAATTTGGACCGAGTGTCGCACATGATTACTGAAATGTGGATGGACGGTCCAAATGGATATGGTAAGATGAAAATCCTACCAACACCAATGGGTCAACTTGTCCGAACAATGTTGGAATCAGGTGTGAAATTAGGCGTGAGCTCACGAGGAAGTGGCAACATTTCTGAGTACGGCGGCGGCGAAGTTTCAGACTTTGAGATCATCACTGTGGATGTTGTGGCCCAACCTTCAGCGCCAGGTGCTTACCCAACGCCAATCTACGAACACTTGATGAACACAAGAGGTGGAATGAAAGCAATGGGCATGGCCGCAGAAGTTAGAAATGACAAACGAGCACAACAGTATCTTAAAGATGCTATAACCAACGTAATAAAAGGACTAAAATAATGATCGACGCAATATCAAAACTGGTTGAGTCAGGTGTTATTGGAGAAGAAACTAAAGTTTCAATCGAAGAAGCATGGAACTCAAAAGTTAAAGAGAACAGAGATCAAGTAACTGCTGAACTCAGAGAAGAGTTTGCTAAAAGATACGAACACGACAAAGGCAACATGGTCGAAGCAATCGACAAGATGATGTCTGAGAAGTTATCTGAAGAAATTAGCAAATTTGTTGAGGACAGAAAAGCACTTGCACAAGAAAAAATTGCTTACAAAGAAAACGTAGGCAAACATTCAGGCAAATTAGAAGAGTTTGTATTAAGCAAACTGACTAATGAGTTAAAAGAATTACACGCTGATAGAAAAGGTGTTCATGAAAACTTTGCAAAATTAGAGGAGTTCGTTGTAAACGCACTTGCTAAAGAAATCAAAGAGTTCAACGAAGACAAAAAAGGCGTGATTGAAACCAAAGTAAAATTAGTGAAAGAAGCCAAAGCACAATTGGCTAAGTTAAAAGAAACTTTCATTAAGAGATCTGCTAAAGTGGTAGAAGATGCTGTTTCTAAAAAATTGGGACAAGAAATTGCTCAATTGAAAGAAGACATCTCATCTGCTAGAGAGATTAACTTTGGTAAGAAAATATTCGAAGCGTTTGCTTCAGAGTATCAGGCATCTTACTTAAATGAGAAGTCTGAAACATCTAAACTGTTAAAAGTTGTGGATGAAACTACACTGAAACTAAAAGACGCAGAGAAAACCATCGAAGAGAAAAAAGCGGTGATTGAATCTAAGGAGCAAGAGATTGCTAGAGCCAAAGATTTGATGGAACGTAAGGAAACGATGGGTGAGTTGCTTAGACCTCTAAGCAAAGAAAAAGCAGAAGTTATGGGTCAACTGTTAGAATCAGTTCAAACAGCGAAACTTAAATCTGCTTATGACAAGTATCTTCCAGCAGTTATGGATGACAAACCAGTTGCACAGGCAAAGAAAATTATTTCTGAATCTGCAGGCAACAAACAGGATGTTAGACAGACTAGGGACGATGCTGACTTAAACAGTATCCGTAAATTAGCGGGTATATAATATAAACTAGAAGGAACGAGACAAATGAGTGAAATATTTGAATCAAAATGGGGCGAAACAAAAGCCGCTCTAACCGAAGGTTTAGCAGGCAACAAGAAAAAGACAATGGACGTTGTGTTAGAAAACACAAAAAGATATTTGTCTGAACAAGCCACAGCAGGTGCTACATCTGCAGGTAACGTTGCTACGTTAAACCGTGTGATACTTCCAGTAATTAGACGGGTTATGCCAACTGTGATCGCGAACGAGATCGTAGGTGTACAACCAATGTCTGGTCCTGTAGGTCAAATCCACACATTAAGAATCAGATATGCTGACACAGTAAGCGGTAACACAACTGCTGGTGAAGAAGCATTATCTCCATTCAAGATTGCGAAAGCATACTCTGGTAACCAGAACAACACAACTCCTAAAGCGGCATCAACTGCATCTTTAGAAGGAACTGCTGGTAAAAGATTATCAATCCAAATCTTGAAACAACCTGTTGAAGCGAAATCAAGAAAACTATCTGCAAGATGGACTTTTGAAGCCGCTCAAGATGCACAAGCACAACAAGGTATCGATGTAGAAGCAGAAATTATGGCGGCATTAGCCCAAGAAATTACTGCTGAGATCGACCAAGAGATCATTGGATCATTAAGAACATTAGCAGGATCTGCTTCTGAGTCTTTTGACCAATCTGCTGTGTCAGGTACTGCAACTTTCGTGGGTGATGAACACGCGGCATTAGCAGTATTAATCAACAGAGTTGCTAACCAAATCGCAACAAGAACAAGAAGAGGCGCTGGTAACTACGCTGTAGTATCTCCAACTGCTTTAACTATTCTTCAATCTGCTACAACTTCAGCGTTCGCAAGATCAACTGAAGGTACATTTGAGTCTCCAACAAATACAAAATTCGTTGGTACTTTAAATGCGGCGATGAGAGTATACGTTGATGCATACGCTTCTGACAACACTTCAGTATTAGTAGGATACAAAGGTGCTAGTGAAGCAGACGCTCCGGCGTTCTACTGCCCTTACATTCCATTAATGTCAAGTGGTGTTGTTCTTGATCCTGCTACTTTTGAACCAGTAGTTGGCTTCTTAACAAGATACGGATACGTAGAGTTAACAAACACTGCGTCTTCACTTGGTAACGCGGCAGACTACGTTGGTTTAGTAGGAATCAACTCAACTAACTTAAAATTCAAGTAAGCCAAGGCTTATTTCAATTTCAAAGAGGGCGGCAGAAATGTCGCCCTTTTTTTTTGACTTAAATATCAATATCATGCAAGTATCCTTATATCAAACTATTTTTCATTTTGATTTTCAACATCCAAACAAAACATGGACCAAACAGAGATATAATATCACTTATGCGATAGCAAAACTATTGCCCTTGCTTAAAACCAAAACGTACTTTGATATCGGTGCTAATATTGGTATTCATGCTTGGTTGTGTAATCAATTTGATATTGATGCTTACTGTTTTGAACCAAACTCTGCTCTCAACAAATATATTCAATTGAATTCAAAACCCAAACAACTTTTTAATATTGCGGTAGGTGATTACAATGGCACAGGATATTTTACAAAAAAAGTAGATTCAACCGGAAATCATATAACAAAAAATGAAAATGCTAATAGTATGACAATTAACATTAAAAAAATAGACGATATGATATTACCTCCACCGGGTATCATTAAATTTGATGTTGAAGGGCACGAGACATCTGCTATTAAAGGAGCATCTACTACAATTAAAAAATTTTATCCATGGATAATTGTAGAAGATAAATTTAACAAAGAAAATATTGACAAAACTTTAATAGAATTAAACTACACAAAACACAGTCAATGGACCAAAGATAGTATTTGGCATCATAATTATAATCAAATTCCAATAGATACTATTACAGTTCCATCTATTACTAAAGATTTAAGAAAATTATCACCAAGAGACTGGCAATGGTAGTACTATACTATTTTTATTTGCTAGTCTAAAATAAAAGTTATATAATATACAAATGGAATACTGTTTTCATCACATACCAAAAACAGCAGGATCTTCTCTACAACTGAGATTGGCACACAGAGAGTCTATAGGACAGTTGCCATCTGGCTCCACGCTGGTAGTGTATCCTCTGTATGATGGCGTGAGGTTTTATCGGGTATCAGAAGATCCCGGTTTTGACCCGGATAAACCTATCAAAGATGCGTTTTTACGCACATACCAAAACTCTAACAGCACAGGCTCAGCCACCATTGTGATGGGGCATTATACCAACATCACTCAACCGGGCCGGCACTTCCTTTGGTTGAGAGAACCTCTACACAGAGATGTGTCTCACTACAACTATGATTGTAAATTTGGACACGAACTATCTAAAGATTTTGCCACACACCTTGCTCAGATGTCAGGCAACTTTTGTGTGCTGTGGTTGTATGGCAGATACATTGGCAGGCATGATTCAGTTTCCATGGAAGCCAGATATGAAACTGTTAGACGAGTGTTACGAGAAAAAAATGTCACAGTGTATGATTCAGATCGTTTTGAAGAGTCGTGGACTGACATTGCCAAAATGTTAAATGTGGATGTAGAACCTAGATTAAATTCTAATCAATCTGATAGAGATTATCAAAAAATTGTTTCTTACTCGGGTCTCTCAGACGAATTTAAAGCATGGCATCGTGCCTATAATCGTTTTGATTATCTA